GTCACCTACTATGAATGCAGTTTCTTTACGGTCAGTATTGAAAGCAATCATGTTTTGAACTAGTTCTGGGTAACCCGGGCAGGCAATTAAGTTAAACACCAACGTATCGGTATCTCTTACTGTTTGATTGGTGTCAACCAAACTCTTAAGCTCTTTTACAATTACACCTCGCTGGGCATATCTACCAAATGTTCCAGATCCGTTAACATTATTTGGACTTGCACTGATCCAACGATTTGCAAAATATGGATCAACGCCGTTCATTACGTCTGTGTATCTTGGATTAATACCAAGATTGCCTTCAATGTTTATATAGTCCATTACATATTTTTTAACATTATAACCGCTACGTCTTAAATTCCACAAACGCATACCTTGTGGATAAAGTGCCGGATCAGGAGCATCTGGATCAAGATAATTGCTGCTTAACAAGTCAACAATTGAACTTGGTAACTCTGCCTGACCCGTTGTGGCCCACCGTGCATCAGCAAATAGCCAACCGTTTGGTGTAACTTGATCAGTTACATCCTGTTCAACCCACTTGAGTGTTGTTGCATTCCAAACGTAAACAGCTTGACCATAATTGTCAATATTGGCGGTGCTAATCCATACGTCGCCGTCTACTAGTGCGGTCCCGTCACTTTGTGTAGTTGGAGCTACGGCTTTAACTTGCGGTCCATTTGGATCGCTGCTTGGGAAGGCTGTTTTATATCCAATCCAAGTTGTGCCATTGTGATAAAGAATGTCAACTTCGTCAACAATATCATTGAACCAAAGTGTTCCGTCTGTTGGATTTTGATACGGTGCATTGGCCTTGGCTTCAAACACCAGTGGTTTAAAATTGGAGGCTTTTAATGTAAACCCATCAGACTCGTAATCGCCGGTAGCATATAGATTTGCTGTACCAGCACCTGTACTCATGTTAAATGCTGTAAAGGCAAGCTTGGTATTACCGCCGCCTGTTAAAGGACTATTGGTACCGTCTTTAATTTTAATATCTCCGCCAAGTGCATGGGAAATACTTAGTGTTCTTGAAGAGGTGTTGTAGCTTGCACTTACATTGGTTAGACCTGCAGCACTTACTGCTGTTACAAATGTCGTTAATGAAGCACCAGGAGCTAGTGTAATCGTTGCACTTGTTGAGAATGTACTACTATTGGCAGTTGTTTCTTTTAGGAAAAATGTACTTGTTGTAGCAGGAAATGCAGTGAAGGACGTTGGAACAACATAGCTAATAGTTGTTGGACTTACTGCGGCTCTTCTATAAACTTTAAAATTAGCAAGTTTGGGTGATGTATCTGTGTTGCCCGTTCCATGATCATAATTATATTCAATATAAAGTGTTCCGGCTGGAATACTTACACCGCCGCCCTTATCAAATGCATAAATCGCAGCTTCACCTGTGGCGTACATTGGAGCACTTATACCGCCCCAAGTTTTTGTGGCACCGTTATAATATTTTACAGCCCAGTTTGCTCCGTTGTTTGGAACAGTTGTTTTAACATAAACACTACCGGAGGCATTGTTGTTTGCAGCATATTGAGGGACTTGTGTATGTGGTTGTACAGCAATAGCAACCCCGCCGTATGTACCAGTACTCAATCCTAAACGTCCAAGAGCACCCGGTGTAACATCACTTAGAATGATCTTTCCATCTTTGGTACTACCGTTACTTTTTGCATTGGCGTCGCTATAAAGATAAAGTTTTCCGCCAACAACTCGAGATCCTATACCGTTTATACCTGAGGTATTAAATGCATTATTAGCTGTAGTTGTTGTTGGACTCGCTGGTATTGTAACTGTTGAGCTATTGACTGAGATTTGCGTGGTAACTGTAGATACCGTACCAAATCCGGTGCTTAGAACGACCGGCCAACTTGACACCCAGGCGCTACTTGTCCACCCGCTGGCACCAAAGTTGTTTTCGTCATTTGATCCAACTTTGACCCAAACATTATCACTGTTTTTATACCAAAGTGCATTTGTGTTTTCACTTGTAACAACCATTGCATAAGACCCAACAGTTCCAAAACTTGCATTTGGTACCCATTCGTCACCATTTAAAGAAGCCGTTGTGTTTTTGTTATCGTTATCAATTATTAATGGTGTTTTACTTACAAATACTGAGTTTGTTTTATCCCATTCTGTGATACCATATACAGTGTTGTCTGTATCTACCCAGTAAGTTCCATTTGCTGGTTCACCGTTGGGAGGGTCTGCTTGAGGAAATAATTGACCAGTATCAACACCTGCTCTTACAATGTATGCTTGGCTACTAACACCAAGTAAGCTGTATGCTGCTTGCAATCCGTATTCATTGAGTTCGCCACCATTTACAGGATTACCATTTGCATCTGTTTCAAAATATGGAACTCCAAAAGTATCGGCCAAATTTCTTTGACTTGTGATACTCCAAACTTTACCAACATTGGCATCAAGTGTGCCAACTGCTGTAGATGCTCCGCTGGCACTGGTTTTATTTGAAGCACATGTTACAAACATAAGAGGAACGGTACCTGGTGCCGCCGGTGTGTAAAAACTTTCGTCAATTACTGAGACATTCACGCCAGGTGAGTTAAGTGTTGCCATTAATCAATCTCCTTAAAGGAATACTTTGTTTTATTTATGCGGATAAGGTATTTTTTAGTGGCTTAAATATGTAGAAAAGGGATAGCAAAAAGGGCGCAATTATGAGACCATTGTGTAAAACTTGTCAACGACGACCTGTGGCTATAAACTATCATAAAAATGATAAAGTTTATTATAGAAAAGAATGCGACACATGTTCCAATGTCAGCATTAGGCAAGATTTAAAATTGCCCGGACGTTATAAGAAAAAGTTAAAATGTGATCGCTGCGGCTTTAACAGTAAGTATCAAGATCAATTTGATATATATCACATTGACGGAAATTTAAAAAATTATGTATATAGTAATTTAAGAACGGTATGCGCTAACTGTCAACGTTTATTGCACAATGTGGGATTACCCTGGAAGCAAGGCGATTTGACCCCAGATCATTAATTAGTTTTTCTATCTTTTTAAATAACTCGTCAATACTTCCGTTGTTATCAATTGTAAAATCAACAGGTTCATCAATCCAGTTTCTTTCACTATAATGAATTCCTAACTCGTTGAGCTTGATCAAAGATTTTTCGTAGTTAGGATTACTTGGTCCACTGTTCACAACATGTGCATCATCAATCCATAAAGGATTATTTCCGCGTTTGATTTTTACTACATACCCGCCTGCATCTTTAACTGATAAAATCTCATTTGGAAAACGAACATCTGTGACTACAACGTTTCTATCATTATTTCTTAACTTGTTTTCCAAACTGGCAGTCCAAATATCTTGATGAAATTTATTTCTTAATATGTCAGTACCCCAATGTTGTAATACCCATCGCGGAGTTAGATAAGGGATGTTTAGTCTATTGGCCCACCACTGATCAATTTGTTCTCTTTTTTGACGATCACTTACGGTTCGTCCCTCCAACATAGATCTTTCCCACCCAAAAACAGCACTGAGTGTGTCTTTTAAAGGACCAGCAAAGGAAATTCTATCAAAATTGTAAAAATTTACCAGATAATCTGCTGCGGTGTCCTTACCGCTGCCAGCAAATCCGCAAAATCCAATAATCATAAAAATATTATATATTATAGTAAAAAATAAATCAACCAATAACAAATGTCAACGGTTGCTGATTATCAAAGTTATTAACAAGTTCTAAATCTAATTTTTCTGCCATGGCAACTCCCTCAGTTTTGAGTGTAGTTCCATTTAGCGAAACACTTCCGCTGGGACTTGCAATAGAATTAAACTTTTCTCTGGCTTCACCAAGCATAATTTTTGACTGTGCCAAAGCATAATCCTTTATCCATAACCCAGCATAAGTATCTTGAAATAAATTAAAATCAGGACGATAATTATACATCCATACAAGTACACTTTCTTCAGCGCGGGGACGTTGTGCTATTCTTAGTTTTTTAGTTTGTGGGTTAAAATCAAAGTTTATAAAACTACCAAACATCTTTCCCACTAGATTTTGATAGCTGGCAAAAGCAAAGTATGTTGCTAAACCCCCCATATTACTGCTACTTAATAAGTAAGTGTTGGTATATGACAAATTGAAAGGTTCAAATAAACTTCCCCCATCCCCTCCTCCGCTGCGTGACCCGATACTGCGACGAAAGAGCTGTCTTACTTGCATTACTTCCTTGGGCATAAAATATTCGTTTTGATCAACCTGTAATGTTACAAAACCAAAACTTTCCTCAACACTGTTTTGACTGCGTTGGCGATATCGCATTAAAGCTTTGTCAATCGCTGTGTTATAGTGTATAGGATCTAATTCTACATCAATGAGACCATCTCCCAAAAAGGTGCGAATGTAATCAATTACTTCTTGTCTGTTATTGTTTAAGTCAGTCATATTGATATTTATACAATAAATATAATAAACGGATTTGCGATGAAGATAAAAGAAATAATTTTAGAAAATCAAAGTTTTCGATTTAGATTTTTGCCTGTTGTTATTAATGACGACGGAAGTTACGATTCTAAAGAATTTGAAGAACCGGAAGATTTTAAGTGTGGAGGATGTCAAGGAACTGGTCAATTTGTTGATGGCAGCGACTGCAAAGAATGCAACGGTAAAGGCACTGTTTCTACCAATGTTTTAAGATCTCCTGTTGCTATAGTAGACAGAGGAACATTAGAATTTACAGAAAAGTTTTTTAAACGCATTTGGAAAGAAAATAATTTAATAGAACCTCGTGAATTTTTGAACATTCGAACTAAATTAATAGATTTAAATGACGACACAATATCAGAATATGAAAGAGACCCAGACAATAAAAAAATTCTAGGAAAAATGACAAGATTGCCAGATGAAAATGGTATAGCTAGAATTGGAAAAGAACCAGACACACAAATTCATACACCAGCTATTACCAAGGATAATATTTTAAAGTTTAAAACTGATTTTCTTAAAGTTTTAGACTTTGCTCAGGAAAAAAATATAG